TTACCAGCAATGTTGCCGTAGTCGTCTGTTTGTTCAATGTGTTTAGCTGGTCTTGCTACTGCAAAACATGCCGCTTGTTTACCCAATAATAAGTTATGGCATACATTCGCACTAGATGCGCCTGTATTATCGCATAATACGCGTTCATATTCATAAAGAATAACGCCGTCGTATTCGCCTAATGCGCCTGTAAAGATAGGGTTTTTAGAACCGCGTACATTTGCGTTTTGTTGTGCTGCCAACCATTTTGGATCATCTTTCAAATCACGTGCCGCCCATGGGTGAACAAGCATGATGTATTTATCCATGCCGTCAACTTTAATCGGTTGTACTTTTGGCGCATGCATCATCGCTTTGCGTTTAGCACGGGAAATAATAGTTGTTGTTAATTTATCATTTGCCGTAATGCTGGCATATGTACCGGCGGCGCTTGCAGCTACCGCTTCTTTAGAAGAGGAAGGAGTTGAACATAATTCACTCATCAATTTATTATCCAACCAATCGGCAAGCCATTGTTTCAATGCGCCTTTAATTTCTTTCAACATATCATATTGTGTTTTTTGGTCGTCCGCTTCATAACGAGATACCGCATTACGGATTAATTTAGTTTGTACCGTAAAGTCGTAAATGTTCAAAGTATCTTCGGCGCCAGCTAATTTTTGGTTACCTTCAACGCCCGGCCCGTTTAAATTCATCATCAAGCCGAATACTACGCTATCGCCTTTAACGTTTGTTAAGTCTTTGTTTTGGTGTACAACGTTAGAACCGTCCATTGCGGTAAATTTATCAAAATAGCTGTCTTTTACGCCTTCATGCCATACTTTATTGGCCCATACTTTAGGCACTAAATTCGCTGGAATATTTACTTGGTTTCTTTGATCTGCCATGTTTTACCTCTTATAATTCGTCAAAATATTTGCGTACATCGTCCGGCAATGCATCAAGGTTGCCCGTTTGGTACGCTTTCAAAATATCTTCTTCCGTTACCTTGTTAGGTGTAGGAACGCCACCATTTAACGCGCCAGCTTTTGGCAACGTCGCCGCAACTTGTAAAGGGTTGTTCGGTACTTCGGTACTTGTCGCCCGTTCATTTTGCAATTCTGTAACAAACTTTCTGATAGTTTCAAAATCGGCTTCCGTACCTTCGCCGATATCAACACGATAAAAAGCATCGTTAATCGGTTGTGCATCGCGCATCGTCATTCCGTTTAGCTTTTCTAAACCACGTTGATATAATTCCCCAAAGTTCGGCAATGATTTAATTTCATTTACGAAATTTAAGTTAGTTTGTCTTTGTTGATGTACCGCCATTTGCTGATTTGTAATTGTGTATTCTGCGTTGGCTTCAAAACGAATGAAATCGTTATACTTCTGTACATCTTCAAACATAAGACTTTCTAAATCTTCCGCCGTTAAATTAAAGCGTTTCAATGCTTCACGGCGTACAAAGTCGCGGATATCAGATACTTCACTATCTGGCAATGTAATCGGTCTTTGTTGCGCTTCGAATTGTCTTGCGCGTTCCTCGGCCGCTTTACGTCTTGCGCGTTCCTGTGCAAGTGCCGCTTTTAGATTGTTATCGTTTGTATGGTTTTCTTCGTGTTCCGGTTCTTCTTCATTAGTGTTAGGCGTCGCTGCATCTACTTCCGCATCATTCGCATCACTTTCCGCCGCATCATCTGTAGAGGGTTCATCTGTTGCCGCTTCTGGTGTATCCGTTTCTTCGGTATGTTCATCAACGTTCACGCCCGCGTTTTCTAAATCTTCCGGAGTGAAACCAGCATCTTCGATATTAACTAAATCTTTTTCCATATCTAATACTCCTTAGCCTTTTAACGTCATTGCCGGACGAATAAAGAAATATGGCAGTTTAACGCCGTTGCCGGGCGATAATGTATAAGCAAGCCTTTTAACGCCGTTACTTAGGGCGAAATGTATAAAAACGCCCCATTACGGAGCGTTTATTATTGTGTTGATAGTTTATATTACATAGTGCCTAAATCGTTCATAGGCGGCATAATTTGCGGTGTATTTTGAATGTTTGGTTGTTTACCTTTCAAGGCTAACCGTTCCGCCATGATTTGTTGTGGTGAAATCTGCACGCCTAATGTTTGTAGGTACATACTTAATGCTTCCGCTGGCATATCATCAAGCGAACCACTTACACGCAATTCTGGTAACGCTGGTTTTTCTGCCGCTTCTTGCATGCGTTTCTTAACCGTTTCTTTTTCTGGGAAATCCATGAAATCAAGGATAATATCCATAGGAATATCAACGCCGGATTTCTTAGCTTCCAATAATTGGTAAAGGTTAGCACGTCTTGCCGTTGCGCTGGCTTGGCTAGTAGTAATTACAATATCAAAATCAAAGGCGGATAGATCATATAGTACTTGTTTAATCGGATTGCCTTCCGCATCACGCTGCGGCTGCCCTAGTGCATCAGTTAAAATCTGTTCTTGCATAGGTTGATTTAAACCCGGTGCAATCTGTACAAATTCCTTTTGCCCGTCGTCGCCCATAATTCGCATTGCTTTTTCTTGGTTGTAGAATTGCGGAATTAACCCCGGCGCGTTCTTTTCACCCCATAGCAATTTGACAATTTGGCGTTCTGCTTCTTTTGACTGTTCAAAGATACCAGCCGTTTGTACCGTTGTTACAGATTGCCGCAAGTCGATTGCCTTGCCACTCATAGCGCCAACGCTACCGGATAGACTTTCCGGAGTGATACCGCTAATAGAATAGAAATCATTGCTTGATTGTTGCTCAAGGCTGATATTAATACCGCTATCCATTGCCGGCGTACCGTCCATAAAGGAAACGCCCGGCGGTAGGAATATATTTGCGCCCGGTTTTGTACTATCATTCTTGATAGTTTTCTTTAATTGTTCCGTGAATTGACCTTGCCAGAATTTCACACCTAAAGATTGTTGATTAACAACGTGCATGCGTTGGCTTCGGTTTTTATTCAATTCCCTTTGTGCGTCTTTAATATCACGCACTACGCCAGCTGGTTCTAGTTCATCGTCTACCAATTCGCCGGTATAGTAACAATATTCACGCACCAGCGGAAATTTACCATGCTTATAAGGGCTTTCGCCTTCTTCAAGTAGTACATTATCGGCAAATGTCGCATATCTGATTTTAGTATCTGGAATACTTGTAGGTTTCTTGCCTGTAGCCAACAATACAACAAATAGCGGGTTAGTTTCATCAATTAAACCCTCTTTTGTCATGAATACGTTTCGTTTACCGTATTCTTTATACCAATACTGCACTACACGAATTTTATTGTAGTTGTTGTTGTACCATAACGCTTCACCGTCTACCGTTTCAACTATGCCGGCTTCCTGTTCGGTATCATCGTATTTATGTTTAAGCGCATCAATTTCATTTACTTTTTCCGGATATACTTGTTTTAGTTTAGCGGAGCTTTCCCAGCTATAACGTCCAACATATTGCGCATCGCTTAAATCGTCTTTCTTACATTCCGGATCTACAAACGCATCAAACGGAGAAACACGTTCAATTTGAATAGTGCCGTCTAACTTCGTATAGTCAAATTCATACGACACCCAGTAATTAGCTAAACCACAAATAATCTTATCGCGGAAACATTTGCCCTTATTGCGTTGATAGTTCGCACGGTCTAAACAGTATTTTGTAATACCTTTCGCAACCCGGCTTATTCTATCATCTTCTTCGGAACGTGGTAAAAAGTCCGGTTCTGTTTCGTTCTGCGATGCATAACCACATAACAGATTAATTACAGGTCTAATTCTATTAATCGTAATTGCTGGTCGTCCAGCTTCGCGCATTTTCTTTAAATCACCGTCTTGCCATTGCTTGCCTTGCATAAATGCAAAATCTTCGGCAGCGGCCTTGCGCCATTCTGACGTGGCGGCTAATGCACTTTTTACATTTTGTTTTGCTTCGTATATATCAAAGGTTGTTTGTTCTATATCCATTACTCCACCATTTCAGAACCATAAATCATATCGTACATCTGTTCCAGCTGCCATTGTGGCATTGCTTTTGCAAATTCCGCCAGTTCTGCATCTGTATATTTTGCCGGAATAATAACGCCCTTTTCCTCACGTTCGCCATATTCCGATTTAAGAACCTTAAAGGCGTAATCACGTAACGCCCTTTCACTCATACGCCCCATGCGCTTATATCTCCTTCGCTATCATCAACATATTTATAACCGTCATTAAACGGCTTATCTGGTTTAACTGATTTAACCGGCCGTGCCATACACATATAACGCACCGCATCATACGCATGATCTTCTTGTTTTGTATCTACATCTTCGACTTTGATTTTATCGTATGTTAAAGCTGGCAGCGTGCGTATTAGATGCACGCAATTACTGAATATCTTTAACTTACCTTCTTTTAATCGTTGATGTACTTGCATAAGTCCGGCTAGTCTATCATTATCAGCACGCACCCAGTAAACGCCCTCAGTTGCGAATATTTCCGCAATCGTTGGGCCGTCGTGGCCTGTTCGCTGCCATATTGCCGGGTCTGCCACTCCTTGATAGTCTTTTAAATGTTCTATCTTTTGTGCTACTTCCCTTGCGGTTTCCTGTGTACCAGTATCCGGCATGCCCGGCTTGCAGCCGTAAAACTCACCAGTAATATATAACACGTCGTCATAATCAACGGCAGCGGAATAAACTGCATACGGTTTCGTATAACCCCAGTCCATTGAACGATACCGTTGCCAATGATGCGGTATTTCAAACGGTTCTATTACATGCTTATCGGTGCGGAATTCTGTAAACACTTGACCTTCAAATATGTTCCAGTCGCCTTCAAGATATGCTTTACGTAGTTTCTCCGGTAAGGTATTCAACGCATCTATATAATTCTGTGATAGATGCGGGTTATCGCTTGCCCTTGCTTGGATATATGCAATCTTATCGGCGAATGGTTGCATTTCTTTTGTGAAATTTCTATCAATGAATAAGTCTTTAACCCACATATGACCTTTACCGCCCGGGTTAGTTGCTGCGATTAATTTAGTATCACTTATACCAGTCCAGCGGAGCCGCATACGCAAGAAATCGAACACGTCTCGACTATTCAAGGTTAATTCATCAATAGCAATAGCAGCGAATTCACTAGATAGATATTTACTTGGCTTGTCTAAGTTACGGAAACAGATAACGCCGCCGCCTAATTCATCATTTAATGTAAATTCATGGTTACTTTCTTTATAGCTTCCTAGCCATTCTGGAAACTCCATTTTGATTTTGGATATTTGACGATCATCTAAACTTGGATAGTCCTCACAGAATAACCCAACGCGTATGCCTTTAATTCCCGTTTGAATAAACCAATCAATTAAAAGCCACACTAAACCCCAACGGAGTATATACGATTTACCACCACCAGCAGCGCCGCCATATAGTGTATATATGTTTTGCTTAACCGCTCGCAAGAATTCTTTTTGCTTAGGCGTTGGCCGTATCACATCGCGAAACAGATTTGTTTTACTCATCTGTATCACTCAATTCATTGTTATCAATAACCAACTTAACGGCGCTTTCTGTTGTGATTTCCTGTTGTATCTTATCGCGCCATTCTTTAGAACGTCGATTTTTAAGCCAGAAAATCATAGCCGTTGTATTTCCTTCGAGTGCTGCCTTGTAAAGTGCATTTTCAACTTGTATGTCTGCTTCGTCCTTGCCTATTTTTAGGGCGTTCGATATTTTGGGCGACTTCTTACGCCATTCCCATAAGGTAGAAACTGCAATTTCCATATTGCTGGCAATCTGTTCATTGGTTAAGCCATTACGCGCCCAGCCTTGTAAAAGCAAAATCTTTTCTTCTGCTTCCCAGTCTTTATATGTAGTTTTCGCCATTGTTTCACCCCCTATCGTAGTATGTTGTTATCTTTGCTTTTCATTCTGCCATGTGATCGTTGGCATATTCCCGCGTGCTGCTTGCTGGCGTGTTGGCTAGTGCAATATGTTTGGCATAAGCCGTCATAGTATATTTCGTTGGCTGTGCATTTGCCGCCTTTGTTATTAAGACATTTCGATTTTGTACATATGATATTCACTAGCTTTTCACCACCTTCACAAACTTTTCGGTAAATTATTAAAAGAAGTTGAAGCCTAACAGGAAATTTAAAACGCATTTTCCATTAGCTTATACAAACAATAAAGGCCGCCTATACAAGGCGGCTTTTTTAATTACTCAAAACCGAACACGCCGCACGAAAAGACATTAGAAACTATGAAGGTGATATCTCTTAAAATAAAAAAACGTGCATTATGTTCAGTTTTCAATAATCAAATGTTACTTTTATACAAAAAATGAGATATATCGCCGTGGATATACCTCATATTCTGATAACTTTATTCATTTTTGTTGTATACTCTAAACCAATACCGATATGGATCACATGAAATTAGGTTTATTATGCTTATTGTTGTTGTGCTTGGTAGTACATATTTATATTTGATAGGATTGTTCTCAATGGCATTGTGTATGTTTGAAAGGAATTCTATGTATCGGTATCGGTTTACAATACACAAGAGGGGAACGGCCCAAAGTTCCCCTGTGCATTGTGTTCATATAGGAGAATTACGCCAATGACCTTTTAAGCATCATTTGACAATATAATTATACTATATATCGCTTTTCCGTATTATTCCGATGTAGTTCGGTATAGTTCGACTTTTACCGCCTTAGCAGTATACATGCTAGGATAATACGTATTGTGTAAAAATTTACCTACATTAATAAGGCCTAGTGTTTTCAATTCGGCCGCTTGCGTTTTTCCTAAATCGGTGAAACTCTTCGCATATTTCGCGCTTTCGCCGTCTATATACTCACGCATTAATAATATATTCGTTTTCCCTGTGGTGCATTGATTGATGATTTCCGCCGCCGTTTCGCGTTCATCAATTAATGCGCCTATTTCTTTATGTACCGCATCGCGTTTACTTTCAAGGCGTACTATTTGACGGTCTAACCCGCCCGGCGTTCCGCCACCGCTTAAACGTTCCTTGCTATAATCAACTGCCCCTATCGTTGTTATATCGGATTGCAAATGCTTTAGATCTTCCTTCAATGATTTGATTTTCATTGATATTAATTTAATCGGTTCTAGGAATTCCTTGCCTATCTCTCTATATTCTTTATCCGTCATTTATTCCCCCGTATGGTTCATTATCTCATGTTCTTAACTGTTTCCCCTAACATGTTTAAATAGTCATGTAAATTAACTTTGATTACATCGTTTACAAGCTGGATATTATCAGTTGTTACATAATGCGCCAACAACATTTTATACATCGCATCTTTGGTAGGTACTAAAACCGCTATTAATCCGCTGCCAACAAAAACAATAAACAAAGCTATTACCTTTGACTTATTAGCTTGCATTTTTTCCCTAGCTTCATCTTCAACAAAATATAAAAACACTAGAAAACATACAAGCATCATCAATACAAAAAACACAATTTGATTTAAAGCATCTATATTATGTAGTACCTCAATCAAGTACAGATACATCGGATCAATAATAGGCATTACACATTTCCCCTTTCGCTTATTCGTATCAAAGGGGCGTTTATATTGCCCCTTATCCACTACATCGTAAATACTGATACTAATTTTATTAATGCTATTACTAGCTAAAATACCAATGCAGCATCAAATAATAATTTAATCATGGTTATTTCCCTGTGCTACCAATACCACCGGAACCGCGTTCCGTTTCGGTTAATTGTGCAACCTCTAACAGTTTTAATGCGCCTACTGGTACAAGAATACCCTGTACTAATCTATCGCCCTTTTGGATTAAATACGGCGTATCGCTGGTATTGTGCAAGATTGCTTTAATTTCTCCCCTATAGTCCGCATCAATCACCCCGAATGAGTTCGGAATAATTAACGGCGTTTTGCTCACGCTAGATCGTGGCGCCAGCATCAACATATACCCCTTTGGAATTTCTACCGCTAACCCCAGCGTTAAATATTGCGTTTGATGCGGTTCTATAACTACGCCTTCTGGTTGATAAAAATCCATGCCAGCAGCATCTACGCTGCCAACTTTTGGCAATAATACGCCCGGCATGCATCGTTTAACCTTGATAACGTCCGCATTATATCGTTTATATCCAAATATGCGTTTAATCCTGTTTAGTAGTTCCATTTATTGCCCCTCATTTCAATAACGCTTCCAATACTTTATTTTTTCTATCCATAATGCGTATTTCTGCCCTTGGGTTTTCTTTATCAATACCCGCTATGCAGCTTTCACCATATGAACATATCCATTTATCGTCGTCGATTACTTTCGCCTTCGTCAATATATCGCTAGTAGCTTGCAACAATCCTATTAAGTCCGGCCAACTTCTTTTATTCGGCAAGTAGTATTTACAATCAACAACCACAATGCCAGATATATGCAGCTTCTTCCCAGCCAGTTGCCACATACAAGCATCTTCATAATTCTTATAGGCTTCTGACGGTATTATAATAGGCTTTCCATTTCTGGATATAATTCGTCCGCTATTCTTTTTGGTCGCTGGGCGGCCTTTTAACGTAATATCAATCACACTCATTTAAAGCCCTTTCTGCCAATGTAACCTCATCTTTTGAATAGTACCAATAACAATCATCTGTTTTACTCCATGACGTCTGGCCGCAAGCAAAGCAATATATACGCCCAATTTCGTATTTAGCAAAATAAAGTTTCTTTTTTTCAAATGCACTTTTTACAATAACCGGCGTATCAACTGGAACCTTTTCCCATTCCACGATACCCAATAGCGATGCAATAGAATATTTACGGGTATTAGGATTTAATCCCAGCACCTTGCATGGAATTCTTGGGGTGTGATCGCGCACTTTAAAATTCCCGCCGTTTTCAACAAATGTAGGATTTACGAAAAATGCGTAAACACCTTCAATCTTAATATCTCGATAACCTTCGTTATACATTTCTTGTAATAACCATTTTTGCTCATTCTTCATCGTATAATTCCCCTTTTACAATAATTACCTTTATATATTGCCGCACGTTGTAAATGTACGCTTCAACCGTTCCGCCAAATGCTTTCATCATCATTTTAGAAAGCACTTGCCGTAATCGTTTCGTTTTGCCGTCCTTATGATATTTGTATTCAAGCGTAATCAAAAATTCATCTTGCGTTACCTTTGGTTTTAAAATCATGTTTTCAATAACCAACGTTAATGCGCTGGCTAGTTGCTCACATGTAAAAACTCTACCGTTTCCCATGTCTACTTTTACATTCATTTATCAATTTCCCTTTGATATTCATAGATAATTTCATTTCTAGGCGCATTTATTAGCATGATAATGCTATGATGTGCGGGTGATTTTGTATGCTCGCCCGTTTCACTTATAAATTTAATGCGCTTAGTTGGTATATATACGCTTATATTCGTCTTGCTGAATAACTTATGCCTTTGTACCCCCCCCAATGCATCTATAGGCAGTACCAGTACACACGGGCGCCCTGTTTCGATACACCGCGCTATAATTTCATCTTTATTACTGTATGGCGGGTTAGTGATTAAATAGTCAAAGTCATATTCTTTGGTTAGAAAATCATTGATGCCGTATATAGCCAACGGATCATACTCACGCACAATAACTTTTGTAAAATTGCTTTTATCTGTATCGAACGGCAATAAAATTTTATCGCCAGCCTTTGGCGGGAATACATTAAGCATCGTTTGAACGGTTTCTATAGGCGTATACCATTCATCGCTTTTATCGCCCTTTATTAACGCGTGTTTCATCGCTTCCACCTTTTAAGATTTACCCCGGCAGCTAACAGGCGATTTCTAATCAGCGTATACGATGCGCCGCACGCTTCCGCGATTTCCCGAATTGCTAACCCTTCATTACGTAGTGCAATCAATATATTTACATCAACATCTGGGCGCATCGGATTTCTTTTGATAGCTTTTCTTAAACCTAATGCGGCAAGCGCTGCATCTGCGGTTTTCCTACTGTATATGCAAGCACCTAGCGCAAGCCAATTCTCTATATATGCCATATCCACCTTCCTAACATTTACCTATGCGCCGCTTGATGCGGTTGTTGCTTTCCTTTACATACCCGTACACATCGCCCTTGATATAACGGGTTTCTATCTCTTCTTTACGGTTGCAACTGTATTTTACATAGGCTGCGCATGTACTATGGCAGCCTATTGCCCTAAACTCACAACCTTTACATGGTGTTTTCATGTTTTACACCTTGCTTTCAAAAGGGTTTATAGTTTCAAGCACTACAAAAGAAGTATTATTGTACCCGTGGCGTTTTTCCCATTTACGAAATACATCGGTTAATTCCTTTTGCAACTCGTCTATATGTTCCTGTTTTACATTCAAAAGATAATCTTCCGACCATTCCGCAATTTCATCGTCAAGATCACTATAAACAACGTCTTCAATTACACGCTCCGCATCAACAGTAGGAATATAATAATACGGGTTCCCAACTCTAACTTTTGGTACTTCGTCGGCTGGATAAGTATCCGTAAATTCCTTAACCGCATCTTCAATGCTTTTATGCGGATATCCTACATACTCATCAATGCACCAACACCATTCATTCTCATTTTTCACTAGCATTTTTTACCACCTATCAGAACGGAACGTTTTCATCGTTCCCCTTATCATCTGCAAAATTATCGAAATTGCTGCCAGCTTCCGCATCATTTAACGCTGATACACCTACGAAACTTGCAATTACTTCCGTAACGTACCGTTTTTGGCCGTCTTGCGTTTCATAGCTTCTTGTTTGAATTCGGCCCTCTACAAATAAGCGATTTCCTTTTCTATAGTTGCCCACCGCTTCGCCTAGTTTTCCCCACGCTACACAATTTACGAACGCCGTTTGTTCTTTTGTTTCGTTTGTAGCACTATCGATATATGTATTAGATGCGGCTACTGTGAAAGTCGCAACCGCCTTGCCGGATTGTGTATAACGTACTTCCGGATCACGTGCAAGATTTCCTAATAATTGAACACTATTCATAATATAATTCCCTTCCTATTTTCTAATTCTATAGGGCAAATTCGCTCATTTTACCCCGTCTGCTACTCCGCCCTTATGATTTATCGTTAAGGCTTTAAAAATTCCATACAACGCATTTAAACGATTTTTTCCATTCTAAACAATTCATCTAGTGTTAGATTTGTTTGTAATTCATCATTAACGTTTTCTTGAATTGCAAGCATTTCCGTTAATCTAAAATCAAACAAACCGCGTTCATGTTTCTTGTATGTTTCTGGTGATACCCCGGCAATATCCGCCATATCTGATTGTGTATACCCCAACAATTCCCTACATTCGATTAATTTCGGGAATAAATTATATTTTTTGTTCATTCCAACACCCCCATAATTAACGCTTTCCCTTCTTTTGAAATATCCGCCTTTTCAACCATCCTTTTAAGGTCTACAGGCTCGTACTTTTCAACTTCAATCAAATGGCCGTTATCTAGCATCTTAATTTCTGTTTGACGTGGCATGTTAAGTTCTGCACGTTTCCGTGCTTCCATTAATAAGCCGTTATTTTTAATGCTTTCCGCAATTTCCATATTTCTTTGTTCACGTGCTGCCAATTGTTCATAGGCTTTACAAAACTGGCTCATTGCCGCGCTTTCGTTATAGCTTTGTGAATTTCTTGGATCAAAGAAACGCCATACCGTTTTAGCCGCAAGCCTTGTTATACCTTCCAGTTCATCAAGGCCTTTTTCATAACCTACGCTACTTGCTTTCTTTCTGACTACTTCCCATGCATCTTGCGCTATTAATCGCTCCTTTTTTCCGTTTACATATCCGGAAATTTCCGCCGCTTTCTTGCGAATGGTTGCAACGGCTGGAACGAATTCACATGTATTAATACATTGCTTAATTGCTTCGGCCAGCGTTACCGGGTTAATATCTTCCAGCATGTAGGCGTACATTTTAGCCTTCGCGCTATCGAATTTGTCATATATCAATAGTTGGCCCGTAGCTTTCAACGTTTCCGGTTTCATCTGTTCCCCTTTCTACCGCATCAATCAATGCGTTTAGTTCTGCAACCTTTCGTTCTGTATCCGTCATTGTTGCCGTTTCGTTTGAATTAAGGTATGTATCAAAATGGCTTGGCGCGAATAACGTTTTAGGCGTTAAGTACTTTTCTAACTTTGTACCTTGCCATTCACGGCATTTTTTATCAATAACGGTTTTAAAATCGTTTACCGTGTACCCCTCTTTCAAGCGTGATCTAATCGCCTGTACGTATGGTTTAGTTGTAGGCTTGAATTTTGAACCAGTTTTAAGATTAAGATATTCGATAATCTCAAAGTGAGAATTATCTGTATCGTCATGTGAAACATGACATATTGTTTCTATTCTATTCTCTTCTTCTCTTATCTTATCTATTCTTATCTGTGTATCCAGATTGTATCCATTTTGTATACATTTTGTATCCATGTAGGTATTATCTGGGTTTATAGGTGTTTCAACCACTTCATAAATCTTGTTTTTCAACTCTACGCGTTGAGCTTCTGGTAATTCTGATTTTGAGTATCTATCACTTTGTACATAGTTATGTATCCGCCAATGTCTAATGACAATAACACCAGTTTCAAAACCAATCACAAACCCCTTTGCGTTGAGTAGTTTTAAATCATCATCTTTACACCCGGTAATGCGCATGATGCTTTTCGGTGATTGAATAAAGCCGTCATCGTCCGCACGTAGCAGCAAGTGGAAATAAAGGCATTGTGTACTTTGTGGCATATCTAGAAAATTATCTGTATCAATAATTTTCTTTGACATCATTCGCCGTTCTGCCATTGTATTTTTGAATTCCTTTCTTTTAAAATTTCCCGTATTTTCTTGGCATCGCTGCCATGTGCTTTTGTATGGCAATCACGGCATAAGCAAGCCAAATTATTAAGATTTGATAAACCGCCGTGCGATCTAAACTCTATATGATGTACTTCGGTTGCCATTGCGCCACATAGAACGCATAGGCCTTCATCGCGTTCATACGCCCATTTTCTAGTGCGAGCGTATAGAACGTTATCTTGTTTCTTCCTTCTGTTCATTTCCCCATTCCTGTATTAACGAATTGATGTAATCATTGTTTTCAATCGGTATATTTAATTGATTGCACTCATCTATAAGTGCATCAATCAAACGCCGCATTTCATCAACTGTATAAACGCTGCTTCCGTGGTATGCGCGGATAATTGTATAACCTTCCGTTTTAGCTGGGCCGGCATCTTCTGCGTGCCACCCCAACCCGTGGCCTTGCCAAATTTCAATAAATCGGTCTACGGCATCGTTTTTGATTGGTAGATAGGTAAAAGTACCAGCTTCTTGAATAACTCGCTTGTACACGTCATTTTTTGAAATATACGCGTTCTTTGAAAGTTCATGTGCTATCTTTTCACATAAAACCCATGCATACGCGTTGGCGTTTAGCGAACGGCGTTTTACTTTCTTTTTGATTTCAACGATATATTCTGCTTCCGGATCTAACTTATTTAACGCTTCATCTTTCGGCGCGGGTATCAAAATATTCCAGCCAATCGACTTGATTAAATTGATACCCTTTGTTACCCATTTCATTATTCGGCGCCCTGTTGTTCAATAATCTTCTTTAACCAATCAAGCGCCGCAACCATTTCAAAGGCATCTAAAAGCGCTAACCGTGGTTTTTTAAATTCCGTTGCTATATACTTTGTTATTTCTGCTGGCGGTACATTGTTTTCTTTTGCAAGTTTACAAAATTCATCATAGCCAGCAACATGCGTTTCTTTCGGTTTTGTTTCTTTAGTAGGTGCTACACTTCCGCCCATTGTATATCGCACGCTTCCTTTACTATCAACTATGGTTAATTTATTGATATTTCGATTTTCGTCATATTCAATTTCTTTAACCGTGAATTTTGCGTATGATTTAGGCTTTCCGTCTTTTCCTGTGTACCATTCGCCTTTTTGTAAATTGATATAGGTAAATGGTGCGGAGTATAATTCTCTACCAATACCCCAGTTAAAGCATGCACGCTTGAAACTATCCGATGCTTGGCCCTTTTCCTTTTCAGTGTTGCTTTCTGTGCCTACATCGGACTTGCCAACCCATTCGCCAGTATGCTCGTTATAAATAGAAACCGTGCAATATAATCTATCGCCTATGATCTCGTGTTCACGCTTCCAATTCATCGCACCTACTACTTCATCAAGTAGGCGCATATCAACGCGTGCATCTTTATATAGCAGTACCACCGCGCCAATGCTGCCGTTCTTTTCGTTCAGTGATTGTATACGGCAATCTATTTCATTTGCTTTAAGTGTTCTAAATTCCATATTTCACCGCCTATTTGATGTAAAAATTCTGGTTCACTTTAATTTCTGCACCTTCCACCACTTCACCGGCTTTAATAGCTTTCTTAATCGCTGTTTTATCGGCTTTAATTTCAACCTTTGTAAAGTCGGCTGGAATTACATCAAGATTGATAATTTCTACGCTTTCAGATTTTCTATAACCGGCTTTAAAGGTGCCAACTTCCATTTTTTCAATGCCTTTTTGCTGCATTGAATATTGGATATTATTTTTTAATGTTTCAATAGTGCTTTCCTTTGATTTTTTTACCTTGTTCAATCTATCAATTTCAGCCTTAATGCCTTGTATATCGGCTTCAACATTAACCATGTATTTTGCCGTATTCTCGATTTTCTCCTCAATGGATAAATCAAGCATTTCCAATGTGTTTTGAATTGCTTCAATTTCTTCCGGTGTTTCCGCTGCTTCAAGCATTGCGGAAAGTTCTGCATAATCTTTATTTAATTCGTAAATACTAGCCATTTTTTGTCCCCCCTAATACCTTTACAATATCTTCAAATGTTTCTATTTCAGATACAAGCGGTAAACCTTCAATACCTTTTATACTTACTAGGCATTGAACATCTTTCTTTACATCTTCCGCGAACAAATAATGATAAAACGTTCCGTATCTATTTACCCTTACGTTAAAGTCAAGATATATATTAGATTTCGCTGCGTTTCCCTGTTCTTTGATTTCCTCAAAACGTTCAAACGCCTTTATAATTTCATTTTTAATCACGTTTCCACCTTGCCACCTCAACGCGCATATGATATTATGCGGTTAAGATGCTTTCAAAACTCACTTTTCGCATCTGCCCTTTAGTAATTGCCGTTACTATTGGGCCTTTTTTAATTTATCAATATAGATGCCACTATATAGCAGCGTAATGCCTAATAGGCCTTGTAGCATTGCTTCATAAAATGTTAGTACGTCAATCTCTAATGATCCCGGCGTACCTAACAACAATACAAAACCTACAATTTTCATAATGCTAGTCATTGACAAATTCCCCCGTAATCGCCAGTACATCGCTGGTGATTTTTTTTATACTGTTTTTTAGTTTTGCGTTTTCTTTCGCCAATTCTTCATTTTCTGCTTTTAACGCCCGGTAATTAACCGCATTTATTTCGGTTTCTAATCCGGCTATTTCTTGAATTTCTCTGACTGAAAATAAAACGCCAGGTAATTTTGTTAGCTGGTGAATTGTGCCAGCGTTTCGCAAGTTGTATACAGAAGATTTTGATATACCTAGTACGTCGGCAACTTCTTCGACTGTATACGTCAGTTTCATTTCGTAACCCCTTTCATCAATTCCGATAAACCACAATTAAAGAAGTGCGCAACCTTTACAAGGCTGCTAAGGCTTGGCGATTGTTCACCACTACGCCAACGGGAAATAACACTTTCGGAAATTCCCGTTTCTTTGGATAGTTTATAAGCGGTAATACCATTGCTATCCATGAGTTTAAAAACATTTTTTGTTACTGTTTTTATGGTTTACACCCCGCTTTCTAAAATGGTATACTTGCGATATAGCAAGTGATGATTTTCGACGCCACACTTGCTATATCAAAACTTCAAGACACTTACGATTTCATAAGTACCTTATGGCTATATTGTACTTCCGTTTTAGTAAGTAGTCTAGTAAACACTTTTTAAAAATGTTAAATAGTCTGTTTATATTTAGCGAGGTACATTATGCTATACAACAAAATCGAGGAATTAATGCGAAAAACAGGCGTATCAGCATATCAAATTTCAAAAGATACCAAAATTCCGCAAAGTGCATTTTCACGTTGGAAGAAAGGAGAAAGCAATCCTAGTTTAAAAAATATTAAAATATTATCGGAATATTTCGGTGTTCCAATAGGTTATTTTACCGACGGCGTAGAGGGAGCGCCTAAAGTCAAAAAGCAAGAAATTTCTATTGATTTAAAGAAAATTACGGATAATGCTTTGATTTGTTATTATGGTGATCGTGAATTAACGGCATCGCAAAAAGCTAAAATATCCAAAGTATTAAAAGCGGTATTAGACGATTAATAATATTCAAGGGGAATTGTTAGCATGTTCAATATGTGTTCTTTTGTCTTAGATTTGATTAATTCGCACGGCTCAAACGAACCGCGCCACATAGCAAGTAAATTAAATATTAAAGTTATATATAAACCATTGCCGGCTTGCGTTAGCGGCGTAATGATTAAACCGGAGATTAAAAAGGCTATTGTTATTAATAGCCGGTTAAGTAGGCGCCAGCAGCGCATGGCGCTTGCGCATCAATTAGGGCATATATTCCTTCATAAGGATTATGATTTATTTAAGGAAATAGATAACGATTTACGCATAAAGCTGGAACATGATGCGGATACATTCGCGCATATATTGTTAAATAAAGGGGTATACCATGAGTAAAAAAGATGCAATTAATGTAGCCTTTTATCAAAGTATCCTGTACCTTATTATTGGTATGATATTAGGCCTTATGTCTTGGGAAGAACACCGATATATTTTATTGCTTTTAGTAGTTGCCTTAACTGTTGGCGCTCATTACATAGCAAGTTATTCATTAAAGGAATTAGACGATGCAATGCAATATAACCATAAGAAAAAAGGATAAAGGGTATCAATGTATCGTTTCATACAAGGACGGTAACCGCTGGCGCCAGAAATCTAAACAGGGTTTTGAAACGCAAAAAGCGGCAAAAATCCACGCCCAAACGATCATTGATAAACTAAAAAAGACTATCACCGCAACCGATGATAGTCTTAGAAATATAACTCTTATTGATTTTTTTAACATTTATATGAAAGAGAATAAGCCGCGTACATTTAATACATTACAGGCCTATACACGTACATTTGATATATTTAAGCCTATATTTAACGAAAAAATAGCGAATATAACGCCGTATCAAGTTAAAAGGGTATTGAATGATAGTTTATATTCAACTACCACAAAAAACCTTGCTTTGGGTACAATTCAGCGTTTATTTAACTATGCGGCGAACCAATACAAAATAATTCCTACAAACGAATTGAAAACAATACCACGTTTTAAGGATAATGAACCTACAAAAATAAAGGTATTATCAGATACAGAAATAGAAACATTTTTAAAAGCATTAAAACCTAAAAATTATAAATACTATGTTATATTTTCTATTGCTGCTTATACCGGCATGAGATATGGCGAAATCATTGGCCTTACTTGGGGAAATGTCGATTTGAATAACAATATTATTAATGTAGTGCAGCAATTCGGGGCGATTGATTACAATAAATATGCCTTGAAACCGTTGAAATCTAAAAATAGTTATAGGCAACTACCTATACCGCCAATATTAACCAATATTCTAAAAGAATACAAAGAAACATGTTCGACTGAACGCCTTTTCAATAATAAAGTTAGCGCCAGCTGGGGCGCATCACGAATAATGAAAAGATTTTTACCAGATAATTCTATTCATGATCTACGCCATACATACGCAACTAAATTATTAGCAAATGGCGTAGACATAAAAACCGTATCCGCCCTATTAGGTGATAGTATACAAACGGTCTTAATAACATATGTTCATTTTTCGGACGATATGCGACTAAAGGCAGCTGACAAAGTTGCCAATATTTTTGGTTAATTATTTTTGACGAATTTCTGCCGTTTTAATAACAAACCCTATTAAACATGGTACTTTATATCCTGTATTTTATATCAATATATTATATCGTATACGATAATTTTTATCCATAAAATAGCATAGTGTAGTTTTTAACTGATTGGCCAAAACGTATTTTTCAAAAATACTTCCACAAAATTATATAGTTTATTATGAAATTTTTGCCGTATTTTTGCCGGCAAATAAAAAAGAGGGGTACCGCTATGGTACCCCTTTCTTATTAATCTAATTCAACAAGGCGTTTCAATTCGCCGTTTACAAACCACATTTCACAACGTACGTTGTTATGGTCTGTTAAAGTTGCGGTATATAAACCGTCTTTCTTTGGTTCTACTTCTTCCGCGAACATATAAGTTTTGCCTTCAAATGTAAATGTTTTCATATCATATACCCTTTCATTAAATGAATTACACTTCACCGTAAACCGTACGGCGCGGAGATAATCGGATCACCTACCATTTCGCAAATGTATAAAGCGCGGTGGCTCCTTTAAACTGCTTACCGTCAAAATGCGCTAAACCTTGAAAGTCGCCCGCTTGATACCCTATAGTTTCGTATACCTTTCCTGTTTCCAGTACTGTAACGCCGCCCATTATGCGATGTGCTTTATTTAGATTAATTTTGTACACGTCAACTTTGTTTTCATCGGTATTTTCAACAACTGCGGTTCTATCGCTTTTTTCTATAGCTTCCTTCGGAATATTCGGCGATTTATCCTTGATAGCATTTTTTGTTATGACTGCCGCATCATGTAACGTTGGCGCCTGTGTATAATACGTTGCCACAGGTTCAGCACTTTCCTTATAGGAAATAACTTCCGTTGCTTCCTTCGGCGTGATTTTTAATGTATCCGCCATTTTGTGCGGGTTCTTCGCTATGGTCTGATTGATAATAACCGGTTCTTGTAGCTTTTTGGTATGCATCATATTATAGGCGAACAGGCCAGCGACTACCACCAACAACATAAGTAATGCTACTGTGATAACTGGCAAATACGCTTTTATGAATTGCTTGATAGTATCCATACAATACCCCCGTTAGATAGGCCAATTCAATACTAAATCCGCATCAAATTCCTTACCTTCAATATTTTCAGTAAATGTATATTGCCACAAATTAGCGCCTTCATAGTCGCATTGGCTATTTAATTGTGCGCACCAAATAGCGCAACCGCCTAACTGGTTAACGTCTAATACATTTACTAACCAGTCATAACTAGCATATAAGCCGGTATTTACATAACCAGCTTGCCATAACTTATTGATGAACACGCTGCAAATATTTGTTAATTGCTGATCCGTAGGCATGCCATGTTCTGCCTTGTAATCGTCAGCATCTTCCATGTCGAACCATACGCCCATTGGCAATTTATCCACAGTCAAGCCGGCATCATTAAGTGTATTTAATACAAATTCTGCTTCTTCTGCTGCATGTTCTTCGTTCATAGCATACGAATAATGGTATACGCCAACTGACAAACCGGCATTAATAGCGCCATTAATATTGTTATAGAATTCACTATCTAAATTACCGCGGCCATATCCGATGCGAATAATAGCAAAATCAAACCCATTAGCCTTGACCGCGCCCCAATCAACTACACCGTTATTTTCGCTTACATCAATACCCCTCATGGTACCCCCTATAATTTAACTTTGTTTTCAATTTTAGTTCTAATTAAATCTAAGAATTTACCTAGCATAACGTTTCCGCCGTCGCGTAGGTTTTCCATAATAGATAGGAATTCACAGGAACCCAAATACAACCAAACCAACGATACCGCAAATTGCTTTTGACCGCTCATTTCATCGAATAATACGGCCGCCATTGTAGCCGCTACATACGTTAAAATTTTGAACACAAAACCTTTTCGCATATATCGGCTAGAAATTAGGCCCTTTTCAAACGCCAACGGTATTGCGCGGTACTTTTCCCATACGGCCATTTGGTCTTTATTGTATCCGTATTCATCAATTAACATTTGATAGGCAATAGCCGCCCATTTAGTGAAAAGGTCGATAAATACCAATAAAATAAACACGCCCAAAATCTGGACGTGTTTAATTCCAATTACCCATATGGCAACGGCAGCCGCACCGCTTAATATTGCTTTCAGTACAAAACTATCTGTTAAAGAGTTCCAACCCTCAACAAAAAACTTCAAAATAAACTCCATTATGCGCCCCTTTATTTAACCTTACCTAAACCATAAACGCTGCGCGCTATATTGGCTTTTCTCATATTAATTTTGTCTAATTGTTCCCTCTTTTGTTCGCCGCTCATGCGTTCATTATTAATGATCGCCTTAGATGCTTTGTTCAAACCTTTTAGGCTATCACTTGCATTTTTGAGTTTTGCGAATTCCTTGGCATCGTATCCTTCCGGCCGTTGCCCTGTTAATTTGAATTCATTATGTAGCTTTTCTTGCTCCTTATAATCATCATATACCCTCTGTACACTATCCGATGATTGATAAGGCGCCACCGTGAACCGTCTTATGCCCGGTGCTTCATACCATTTTTTAGATGCATTATTTTCTTTTGCGCCAGAAATAGCATCAATAATGCTCAAACCGGAACCAGCAAGCCCGCCGCCATACCCTCTTATTGTATTGTCTACAATATATGGCGAAACGTTAAATTTATCACCTACGAATTTTGCTAATTCGCTTGTATTAGCGCCGTATTGTAGGCGTGCCGGTAAATTTTCCTGTGATTGTGGAATGAGATTACGTTGTCTAAACAATGATTTATTAGTCATAGCTTCAAAGGCTGGTATCATTGCAGTAGGCATAAGGCTAGGTGTCATGCTATCAATAACACGTTCACCGAAACCGTCAAACCCAACGCTTTTGCGCCCGTTTTTCTTATCGTCCATGTATTGTAACATTCTTTCAAACGCCGTGCCGAATAAAATACCAGCTTCAAATGGCTTAGGAATACGATACATATTTTCTTTCCCCGGAATAATCCAGAATGTATCTTTTTCCCATTGCGGTATTTCTTGATATCGCGGATCATCTTTATTTATATTCCATAACATAATACTAGGAAGCGTGATATAAAGAAACGCCTTAATTGTTGTACCGCGCGGGTCTTCAATAAATGTACGCGCCATTTTGTCTGTGCCTTGAATTGCAGCATTGAAAAAGGCTATTATTTGATTTAATTTCTTTGTATGCGTACCTCTACGGCTGAAATCTAGCGTTATATCACGGCTTTCAAGTGCTGCTTCGCGTGTAGATAAAGGCGCCCTTTCCTTACTGAACAAACGGTTGCCAATACTTGTATAACCTTTTTTGGCGTTATCAAATTCAGCCAACCGCGTTGCCATTTCTGTTGCTTCGCTCATAGCACGCAATGCTTCAATAGGGTTTTTAATTAACTTCGTGAATTTGCTTTCACGTCTAACAATATCGCGAACTTTACCGCCTAAATAATCACGGTCTAACGAAACCATTGCCGCATGTGCTGCGCCGGATTTTTGGTATTCCCAGAATAAATCGCCTTTTTTTAGGTATAACGCTAGTCCCTTAAAGGTATCAACAATAGGAATAAAACCATGTTTTGAGTAAACTGTAGCGCCTATCATATCGCGTACAGGGTTACTCAAAATAAATTCTAATGACAATGTAGCGCCAGCACGTAACCAGCTTGCCGGATAAGACAATATTTTAACAACCATGTTTGATTGTTCCTTATCTAACATGCGCATAGTTTGCACTAATTCCGGCGTTGTTTCATACGTTGTCTTTTTGCCGTTTTTCCAAACATTAAAGGTATTATCTGTTGCTGCTTTGTTCCCGTGTACACGTTCGACAATTCTCCCCATTCCCGGTTTATCGGCAAGTTTTGCGAATGTACGGCCAACGTGATTGCGTTCTATTGCATTAACAAATTGGAAGGTATTCTTTATGATACTTTCCAACGGATCAATAATATCGCGCGTACTACCTTTAAAACGTTTAACCGGACTAGATACATCAATAAAGCCTTTACTACCAGATAAGAACGATTGCATGCCAACGTCTGACATTTCACGGAAGAATGGAATATAATGCGGGTACATTTTACGCATTGCGTGATATGCCTTAACCGTCAACATTCCTTCTTTCACTAGCATTTGCAATAGATAATCTTGATATTTATAAATTTCTTTAGCCGCCTTTCGGAAATGTTCATTGCCCGCATGTTTACCTACAACGGCAGCATCGTCTAAATAATCAAACGTTGCTTTTTGTTTATTGCGGTGTAAATCTAAATCATGCAATGCTACAAGGTATGCGGAAAAATCTTTATGTTCCTTTTTGCTAATAGTATTTACAATTTCTTCAAGTCCTTTTATGCCACGTTCTGGTGCACCGTGTTCAAGAAGTGCTTCAGCCTTACCGGCCCAGCCACGCGCTAACCACGCTTGAAAGAACACGTTATCTTCAAACGCTATTTTTTCGCCCGTTTCTTTTTCAATTTGATCCATTAATTCTTTTAACGGGTTTAACTCATCAACAAACGCGGTATATGCTTCGCTTTTTGCTTTGGCTATTGCATCTTTAACTTCGCCACGTTTAACCGCATCAATAGCTTGGCTAACTTTCCCCTTACTTTCAAAAGAAATGCTCCCTTTGATGCGTTCCGCGCCGCCTTGACGGTGCCATTCATGAACCAGCTTCGATAATTTATTGGTGATGCCGTTTAATTCCGGTTCTTTTACAATCGCTTCCGTAAAGTGTTTATAGAATTCTGGGAATTCCCGTTTTGCTTTGGTGCGATCACTTACATAGTCCTTAAAGAATTCTGCGTAACCTTCGCCGCGTATACCGTCAATACCTAATTTATTGTATGCTTTACCGAAACGGTCTTGAATAACGCCGTTAAATTCGGTATTGAACCGTGCATCTTTACTGAAACCGAAATAATTATCTACATAATGCCCCAATTCATGCATGATAACCGGAATTTCGCCATAATTACCGCTACGAATTACATCGGTTTTAGTATTATACCAGCCGCGTACATTATCACGGCCCAAACGGCCACTTTTAACGCGTTGATTAAATAGGTTATTTACCGCATCAAGAATTTCCTTGCGTGTAACGCTTCGGCCTAACCGCTCTACTTCATCAATGCCAGTATGTGGCGTTTCGTTACTTTTAACGCTATATTGTAGCGGTTCCGTAGGTCTAACGCCTTTACTTTCTAAATAACGATTTGCCATTGCTTCGTTGCCGTCAAAGGCTTTCACCATAGCTTCGTGTACTTGCTCATGCGTTGCATTGTCTAATAGCTGGCTAGGTTGCTGCTCGTATTTGCTCACGCCACCTTCTACCGGTTCCGCTTGTAACGTTTTAAGTTCTTGCGTATCGGTGATTAATTCGGCAGCACGTTCACGTCTAACATGTTCCATGTATTCATGGTTCAATGCTTCAACTGGTACGTCTAACTTTTCTGATAATTTGACTTTTACCGTTTCCAATTCCGCTTTTGGAATATCCGGTTTTGTTGCCCGGTTCAAGTCTTGCAAAATTTCTGTATTAGAATGTACTTTGTTTTCTAATTCAGTAAATCGTGTTTCAGATGCATCATTTTTTAATTCGTTTATGATAGTTTCTTTTGCTTTTTGCGGTAAATCGTCAAGCGCATTTCGTAAACTTTCGTTTGGTGCATCTTCTTCATACCTAAATTGAGTACTTGCATCGTTTTCAAGTGCTTTTTCTTCAAATTTAGGTTTTTCACCCTCTACAAAGTCAGTATTTATGCGGTCTTTCGGTTGAAATTCATTTATTTCGCCTGTACGGGCCGTTTCGCCTTCGCCTTGATAGTTTATACCTAAATCGTCAGTTTTAACCTGTTTTTTATCGGTATTTTCTACAAAACTGTTTAAATCGGTATGTGTTTCTTCGCCGCTTACTGGTTTTTCGTTTTCTATAAACTCATCTTTAAACGGTTGTTCATTACCTCTATAGTTAGGGTCTAGCGTACTATCTTTAAACGATGTATTATCACGTGGCCTATTTTCATATTTACCATAATTGCCGTCGAATGTTTCTTTAGCAATTTGCGCCCGTACATCATCATGTGCAACTGCTGGGTCTGGTCTTTCATAATTTTTTCGTATGATAACGGCCATTTCTTCCGGTGTTGCATCTGGGCGCGCGCGCATCGCTTCAAGTGCAGCGCTTTCGGTATTGTGTAATTCCCATACGCTGAAATCAACTTGCGTTCTCCAATCCCACGGATCTAATCCGCGACTTTCCGCAAATTTTAACAAACCTTTTTCGCCGTTCAATCTGTCGCCAGTAAATTGAACCAAACCACGGGAACCGTACCCGTCGCCACTTGTAACGGTCGTATTGAAACTACTTTCGGCTCCGATATTACCAGTCATGGCAGCCGCTTCAACGTCGCTTAACCCATTTTGACGATATCGGTTATATATATCCGCTTGGATATTACCGGTTTCACCTTCCATAGGTTGACCGTTCAAACCACCTTCGGAGTATTCGCGCGGTTCTACTGCTTTAGGTTCTTCCGGTACGGGTACATCATCAAACGCGTTATACATTACGCCTTCTTCCATTGTTGGCGCATCTTTTGTAAAACGTTCGCCAATATCTTCAAAGGCATTAGATGCTTTTTCTTTGATGTGTTCCGCTGCATGTCCTACACGCTCACCGATTGCCCCGGATACCTTTTTAGGTGTTGCCCCGTGTATCATGGCAGCCGGTAAAAATACGTCGCCCCATAAATTAGTAGGGTTCATGGCTATATTTTTAGCAAATTCCCCCGGGTCGTCAATTAAGCGTTCTACTGGCTCGGCCACAGGGTCTACTATAAGATTTTTCGCCGTAGCTACATATTTATTCCCTAAAATTCCGTCTGGTGCCGTTCCGTCATTTTCTGCGGTTGCATTGGCGTTATACATATCAACCGTATCACTTGCAATCGTAGGCGCGGCAAGAACGCCAGCAGCTATTCGCACCGGTGGTGGAACATACGGAGTAATTGCTAGATATCCAGCCGGCTTACCAACTGCGGCGTTATAGGTTTCAACGTGCGCTTTACCTAACCCCGGTGTAGCATATTCGTCGATAAACTCCCCATTATCATCAAATTTAGAAAAGTTATCGCCATTAGCATTAATCGCATTGGCAGCACTTTTAGAATACTCATTACCTAGATTGTTCGCTTTGTTTACTACATCATCTTTCCAGTTGGTTAACGTATTGCCTACATTGTCGTTAATTTCTTTGCCGGTTTTATCAATCCATTCAATATTATTTTTAACACCATTAGCAACATATTCGGCATTATTTTTAACGCTATCCCAAAACGTAGGCTTGGGCGCGTTGCCTACATCATAACCGTATTCGGTTGTTATATCTTCAAAGGCGTTACCGTTTCCAGCTGCCTTGCCGTATTGGCTTGTAATATCATCAAACGCACCCATAGTCTACCCCTTTATATTTAATAAGACTTTAACCACGATTTATATTGACCGTATCCGGCCGCATCAAGTTCCGCCGCAATCTGATCATCACTCCAGCCTTGCGCTGAAAGTTCATTCATTCGCTTGGAAATTGCTGCTTGTTCTTCGCTTGAATAAGTAGGTTGCCGTTTAACCGTTGGCGTTCCAGCAGCACCACCACCGCCAGCAGTAGGCGCACCACTTAACGCACTTTGTAATTGCCCGTAATAAGGACTTTCAGTTTCCGCTTTATCTGGGTTAGCTTTCACCCATGCGGTATGCTGCGCGGAAAGTGTACGTAATACTTGCGCATTATATCCGCTAGTGCCGGACTGTGTAGCCGTTGCCGGTTTAACGTGAGTACCTACATATTTCATGCTGCCGTCTGTTCCAACAATATACGTTTTACCGTCTGGCATAACTTTAATGTTTTTAGCCCCGAAATTACCGATATTTTTCATTTGGCCGTCTGGTGTCATAACAATAACTTGACCGTTCGCAAATTGTTTTGTTTCAACCTTGCCATAACCGCCCATATCTTGAATAGTACCGTCGCCCATGTTGTATCGTACAATATGGCCGTTTTGCGCACTACTGAATTTATAATCCGGTTTATCCAACGCCGCAATAGAATTCAAGTTATTCATATCAATAGTACCAGCGCCAATCTTACCGGCAAGGTAGTTGTATCTTGCAACGGCTGGCGCCAATCCTTTAACCCGTTTTGTGTTATAGGTATCTACAACCGGGTTGCCGTCTTTATCCTGTGTAAATACAAGATTGTTCATGATTTGCTGGCGCATTGGTTCAAGCACTTTTTCTTGATATTCGTTGACTTGCTGCATGTACATATTATTAACGTCAGTTTGATATTGTTCGCTGGCTAACCCTTGCGCCGTCTTAAAATCAAAACCGGCTTTAACTAGGGCCAACGTATTGGCCCCTAGTTGTTTACGTGCTTCGCTTGTTACGCTTGCTTTATCTGGTATAGAGTATTGGCCCGGCGCTTTATCCGCATCAGTATTACCATTTTCTACCGATTTGGGCGCCCCATGAAAAGGTACGTTCGCCCGTTGTTGCATCATTTCTTGATATGATTGCGGTACCCCTGTATTAATACCAGTATTATTTAGATTTTGAAAATTCCATAACCCCGTGTTTTGTTGCGGTTGCGCTGGCGCCGCTGGCATTTGTGGTGCTTGCGCTGCCTGTGCTTGCAACTGCTTTTGTAATGTAGGGCTTGGCTCATTCATATAAGCGTTAAAGCGTTGATCAGTAACAGGGTTAGCCGGTGCATCTGTGTTAGCTTGCATCGGTTGTGCTGGTGCGGCTGGATTTTGACCGCCCCATAAACCGATATTATTCTTTTGCATCAAGTTATTGGCAAATGTGTTATTGGAATTAGATAATAACTGGTTGATTTGACCGGCGCTATTAGGTTGTTGCATACCCATTCCCGCCATGCGGTTATTATTATCCACAATTTGCGGCGTGTTCGGGTCTTGTTCGCCGCCAGCACCACCGCCACCGCCTAGCATTGCTTGATAGCCTTTAGCCATTTTGTTATTCTGCAATGCACCTAAACGATGTGAGAAATATTGACCAGCTAATTCGCCTAACGCCGCCCATGGTTCAAAATCTTTTACGTAGATAACGCCCATTGTGTTATTCCTCTACTTTCTTATTATCTTCGGTTGCTTCCTCTACTGGTTCATCTTTCTTGCTGGATTTTTTAGTTGTTTTTTTAGCTGGCTTTTCTTCCGCTGGCGCTTCTTCCGCTGCATCTGCAATAGCTTTCAATTCATCTTCGTTGATACCTTCGGCCATAATACCGTTAGCATAGAATAAATTATCGCCAGTACATTGCAATTCGTATACGTGTTCAGTATTGCCAGTTGCTTCGCTTAATGTAACCGGTTCATAAGCATTAACCGTCATAATAACTTCGCCAACTACCAATTCACTAACTAATTTTAAGCCTTCCGGAGTTAATACCTTTTCTGTGCCTGTGGTTGTTACGCCAAAAGATACAGTTTCAAGGCGATGTGTTTCTTTTTCGCCCATATCATGCAATGCAATTACATCATTAACCGCACCCAACGTGATAACAGTATCACCATTTACAAACGTTTCAATAACCTTGCCACCTTCTGGTGTTGCAATTTCAGTACCCGCTACAAAACAAAAACCTTTCATAAGTCCTCCAAAGAAACCGCCAGAACCTTGCTTAACCATTGTTTGTGCTGGTTGTGCTAGTCCATAGCGTAATGACATAAATCTGTTAAGTAATTCTTCTTGATCCGCGTTATTTAACTGGCTCATAGAGTAGTAATCTTTGGCCGGTTGAATAGCTGCGCTTTGTGTTGTTGCGCCTGTATTAATAGGGTTTTGCGCTAACCCTTCGCGTTGACCTACCAAACCCGCTGCGGTGCCGGCGTTATTCATCTGATTTGCATAACCTTGGTTCATTAGATTTGCTTGATTGATGATGCCGTTTTGGTTGTTATTGTAGGTATTACCCCATAACCCCATTTTTGCACCGATACCGCTTAAATTATTATTAAGCGCTTGCGTATTAAGTGCAGCCGCTTGGCCTAAATCATTTGAATATTGTGCCGCAAGTGTATTAGATGCGTTCTTGCTAATATCATTTAATGCATTATCTGTAATAGATGAATTCACAATGCCGCGACTTGCTAGGCCAGAAACTGCATTGCCTACAGTTGCCTGTAAATCATTGTTTAACGCTTGCCGTCTAGCATCTGCATAGCCTGTTGGTAGTTGGCCGTTTGTGATGCTATTCATTGCGTTTTGATTATTAAGCAATGCGCCGTTATATTCGTTAGCCAGTTGGCTTGCGCCGTTGTTCATAGTATCAACGCTTGCCGCTAACTGATTTGCATACCGCGTGTTATCAGTTAAATTCTTGGCGCCGGCCGTAGAAACTTGATTTTGTAACGCGCCGATTGCATTTTGATTGCCGCGGTTAGCGCCTAAATACGAATTATACATATTACCGTATTCTGGCGTTATCACATTATTCAAGGCCGCATCGCCCATACCTTGCAAGGTGTTGGCGCTTCGATTGGTGTTATTAATCCAATCCATTTGGCCTTGTAATAGTTGCTTTTCGTCGGCCGTTGCCGTAGGCAATTTCGCATCAATGCTGCTTACCTTCGACTTTTTACCGCCGCCGCCAAATAATTGCAAGTCAAATTTAAACATGCTTTTCCTTTCTACAAAGTTGCTTCAAGGTGTTTTCGCACCGTCTTTAGCACTTTGTAATTAAACCCATTATAGGTATAGTCCATAATTGGAACGCGTTCCATGTTCCACTTTTTAATGAAACCGCGCACGCTTCGATGTGTTGCCGTTACAATTACATCAAGATCATTCATCTTCATTACTTCCACGATGTACTTCCCTATTACTTTCATATCACCGTATGTCTGCCAGATAGTAAAATACCGTTGGCCGTCATGTTCGTTGATAGTCCAGAACAAGAACCCAGCATTAGGAAACCATTTGAAATAGTAATTGTATTTGTCTTTGTAGTTATTATTTTCATCGAAATAAAACCCCTCAAGACTAACACGTTCACCCGTGCGCCGTTCATAGTCTTTTATCATGCTTTCAAGGCTTTCAAGTTGCATTCTTAATCCCCTATCCGTTCAATCGTTACTTTATTCCAGTTATAACCAGATACGACGTAATCATTGAATACACCGCTTATGGAACATTCTAAACGCTTGTTATTCGTAGAACCCGGGAAACTGATTGATACGGTTCTATTCCCGCTATCATTAACATTGATATCCCAACTTCTGTTATTTCTACCGTCAAGCGTTACGCGATACCGACCTTTAGGGAAAAATAAAGTTGTACCGTATCCGCTTGTATCACTTGCACGGCGTTCCCAATAATAGCGCGCAAATTCTATGGCATCATATTGGATATAACGTATCTGGCCGTTCACTTCGATTTTTAACGGTGTTACATCATTTCCATATCGTGCGTAGTAATCAACGCCGTTATATGGTACTGGTACTGCCTTACCATTTGTTACGGATTTATCTGTGTTAAGTCCGAAACGGTATGTTTGACCGTTTTTTTCTAATACGATATTAGGCATATTATTCAATCCTCAATTTAGCGCCATTCGGGAATGTCAACGTATTGTTATTTTCAAACGTGGCTATACGCTGCCATTCGTTCATGCCCTTGGTATTTGTATCAAAACGAATAAATGCCGCGTTACTGTTAGCAAAGTAAAGTTGAGTACCTAGTATGCGGTCTTGGCTTGTATACCACGGAAACATGGCGCCAATACCCCAATAAGCAGTACCCCATATGTTGTAGTTATTTAATTCGCCAAACGTAAAGCCACTATAACCAGCCTTGTTGTTAGCAAGATAATCTAAATCAATCGAATTACTGGAAAGGCCCGGAACCTTTAACGTACCCGTCATAGTATCGCCGGCCTTTTTAACGCACGTCGCAACGTTATCCGCCGTTGCGGCTGAACCGGCCCGCGTTGCCGTATCTGCACTAACCGCATGAGTTGCGTTGGCTACTGTATCAGTTTTGCGATAATATGTGCTACTCAATCCGTTTACCGTATCCGTGATAGTTTTTAATGTACGGCTTGGGTTATTTGTGAAACTAGCATCACCAGCTATCTTTTTAATAGCTTCCGCCATTTGATTAAGAATATCTGTTAATGCATACGCTTTACCGTCAACCGTACGTGTACCAATTACGGCATCTGTTGCGGTGTTTACGTTTGGATCATAATATTTGATTGACTTTACACGCGTTGCATCTGTAACGGCAATCGCTACCACTACGCGCAATATTTCTTTCCAATATGTGCCGGTGTACACATACATTTTTTCATTTGTAGTGTTGTAGTACATTTTATCCGTTGCCGCTGCTGGTGCATTTGGCTGGCGCATCGGTTCAAGCGTTGTACTGCCATAAGTTAGGCCGCCAGATGCTGAACGCTCAACGTATAAGTACGACGTATTATTGGCCGGTAAACTCCATGCGCTTTGCTTACGGTTAATCGTTTGGGTATAATCAACCGCGCCGTAATCGTTGAAACCGTCGGCGAATGATAACAATACAGGCGTTTGGCTGCCGTCAATCATTACGCTTAGGTTATCGCCTGTTAAGAATGAAAATTCACCATTGCTTACTTTACCACTCAACACTCTATTACGTAGGCCACCAGTACCACCACCGCCACCAGTACCACCACCGCCGGCTTTGAGTTCTATTTGTTGCGCAACGTTCAATAATTCATCGCGGTTTTTCTTAATACTATCTTGTACAGTATCGCCCTGTGGCGTTATATCCAAAGGGTATTTTTCTTTATATGCCATGTTTAAACCTCTTCATACGTATAATCTAACTGGCGTAACGAAATAGCGCCCTTTTGAACATTGATTTTAAATTGTACATTACGATTTGCACCGCCGCCAATCTTATACGCCTTCGTGTACTCATTAATATTCATTAATGTTTTGGCTTCGTATAGCTTTTCATTCGCATAGTAGGTCTTTGTTGCCTTGCTTGAAAAATTAATTGGCTTAGGCTTCTTATTCGATATGCCAATAGTGCCATAACCGGGAATAAGATTATGCGTTACAAAATTATAGTTCATAATCAACACAAATTGACGTGTCGCCAATCTGTTGCCGCTGATAATTGATGTTTGGATTTGTTTCGTATCATCTGTATCTATTGTTTCGTCAAGAATACCAATCTTATTTCCGTACGCTATATATACTTCTTTATCCACATTCACCGCATCATTGATGTTATGCGTGAATTTTCTTGATGTGAAAACGCCCCTTCCGTCCTCATATCGTGGCAAGTAGTGATAGATAAATACCGTATCGCCGTTATATGGTTTAATCCAGATTTGTTTTCTACTGGATATGTGCCATACCTCGCAATCTTTCGTTATGTACTTCAACAAATAAGAGTTGATATTTAGGCCAGTTTCAAATGGTTGTATTTCTGCATAGGTGTTAGTAGGCATGAAAGACATGAACCCTTGATTGCCTAAATAGTAACTACGATCATCAACGCTCACCGTTGCACCGCTACAATAACCGGTAGAGGATAAAGGATATACGGTTAAATTCTGCGCATCTGGCGTTCCAATTACTTGATACACGCGCCCGTATTCTTTGTATACGATAATTGCACGTGATAAGAAATCAATCGCAATGATGCTGCCTTGGTCTTTATAGCCAACGTCTACATATTGCGCGCTTGATGCATCATTTGAGTTGTGAGTCCATGCGTTGTAGTCGCCAACTGCCGACCAATTCAACCTATGCGAATGAGTTGATGCAATCAGTACACGGCCGGAATGACTTGATACTATATCACATACAGGACTTTCAATAGTGGATAACTTACCAGCACCCGAAATGGCTTGCAATTTATCACCGCTGGCGATGAGAATATCACCACCAAACGCATGATATCTTGGGCGTTCGGTACCATTTAATGTGCCTAATAGTGTATTACCGCTAAAATCTGTTTCATACAAATTTCGGCCACTAGAAAAGTACCACTTATTACGGTACACATCATGGTATAGCGTTTCTATTGGTAGTCCAAAATCATACAATATACGAATACCCGGAACGGTACGGAGTGCGTTGTCTGTTCTATCGAATTCGCATTGTTGCGCCTGTGTTAGTGCTTGCACGTCGATATTTTCCGGCGGGTTGCTCCAATCAAGGCCCAGCCGGAACCCGTTTGTAGTTGCCACCTGTTTAACGCCCATTATGCTATACCTCTTGCCGCCTTAATCTGTTCCGTTATGTAGTCAATGAATTGTTTATCATATGCAGCATAATCCGTCATAAGCGACTTCTTTTTAACCATGAAAGATATAAGCTGCACTAAATACTGATGAAAGAATTCAGAAAACGGAATAGGGTCGTCTAAATCATCAACGTGATTTTTACGAACACTATAAAATACTTCTTTAACCGTTTCCCCGTCATAGGTTTCAAAGGTTCCATTAATGATGCGAATAGGATAACCACTCTTAGGAACAAACCCCATAAAATCGGACGGTACGCCTTTTAGGTTAGGTATATCTGTATTCTTAACTACTTCACGGTCTTTAATACTAACAAGGATAGTAGTTAGCCAATCAATAGCGGCGTTAATGTACTGGATATATTCCAATTGTTCGTCAAGTATTTCGTTTGACTCTACATTAACAAGAGTAATCAATTCGCTTACAACCATAACTCCAATACCCTTCCGCAATTACGCTTTCATTATTCCCCAAACCTTCATTAATGGATTGCAACGCATTAACCATATTCGCCGTTACGCCGGAAATATCAAGGTTCATAACCCTATATACGATGTAATCAACTAATAACGTCTCTAATTCTGCCGGTAGTCCGCTTTCATCATCTAGCTTCTTATATCCGGCAGTCATTATATAATCAACGGTTATTTTCTGCTCATGATCTGCATCAAATACTATCGTTTGTAAATTTAATACATGATAGGCCTGTACGTCCACATCATCTGCTTTGACATTTAACACGCTTATACATTGACCGGGCAGCGTAATCCGTCCGGTGCCGTTATCTTCGTGCGTTGCCTGTGCCAAACTAGGGCAGTACTGACCGATAAGGGCATTTAATAGGTGATTGCCTTCGTTGTAATACTCCAATAATTGATATGGTGTATACGTTTCTTGCGATGTATCACCTATTTGCATGAACGCCCTATTTACTATTTGCTTTACGTTCATATTCACCCCATATAAGAATAAAGGCGGGTATTACCCCGCCCATAATTCAAAAATTAGCTTTCTACAACGCCACCAGTTAATACTTGAATAGAGCCGTAGTCTTTATTATTGAATTTTGTTTTTTTAACTTCACCATAGAACGCAATGCCGTTACCAGCAATGTTGCCGTAGTCGTCTGTTTGTTCAATGTGTTTAGCTGGTCTTG